ACAGTATAAACGTGTGTTGGCTCATCGAACTGGATGAAGGCGTCGCGGGGATGGGCGTTTTTTTTAGCGAGATAATCAATGGACATTTGTTTTATATATTTATATGCTTCTCTGTAATTGGTTTATGAAAACAATCAATTTTAGGGGGGCGTAGCCCCCCTATGACCCCCTCAAAGTGTCTAAACACACATTATGTTTATTTGATAAATAATATAAAAAAAAATATTATTTATATAGACGTTAGGCTACGCCTGTGAGCTCCCTTTGGGGATTGAACCCAAGACCTCTGCATTACAAGTGCAGTGCTCTACCACTAAGCTAAAGGAGCAAAATTGGCAATAGGTGTTCGTTTATCCTATTACACAATATAATACAAGATTTTTTCTTTAACCCATTTATTAATAATTTAGTATTATAATTAACGTCTTTTACTACTTCTTTGTTTTTTACCACTTCTCTTTTTACTTCTTCTTCGCTTTCTACTTCTTCTTCGCTTTCTACCTCCAGTTTGATGAGGCATATTTTCATTTCTCATTCCCTCTCCTTCGGGAGGTAAGACACCATCAAATAATATATTTATATTTTGTTCTGCATATTGTCTTATCATTTGTTCTGTTTGAGCATCTAAATTATTCATATTCATTCTCTCTCTGACATGATTTATAAAATCTTCAATTCTATTTTCTGGAGAAAAGTTTTCTGCTTCGTTGGCTCTTTGTTCAAACCACTCTCTTGAATAATCATTTAAATCTTCTGTTGAAATTGCTGGTGGGCTTGGTATTCTAAATGGTGTAGGCCACTGGCGATTTTGTCCTGGACTCATTATACATTATAATTATATTTTTTTTTATATTATTTATCAAATAAAAGGGAAGGGGTCGTAGGGGAAAGGACGCTACGCGTCCAACGGTCGGCGCCCTTCGGAGCGTCGCTAGACGCGACGCACCTTATAGGGCGCCTTAACCGTAGGTTTCCCTACTAATCGAACTCATACTCCACAATATTCTTCACGTTCTTTTTCAGCTTATCAAACATCATTGTACCAAATTTGCGATATTTGTTTTCGTCGTTCATTGATGTGCCAAGCACTTTCCTAAGCAATATCATTTTTTGTTTCTGCACATCTTCGGTCTCTACATTAAATTCTGGTTTGGACTTTTCCCACGCACGATACGCCTTCATAAATCGATTCGATAATATATCAAACATTGCATTCATGGATACTTGTGGGAATTCGTGCCACGACGCTTCTTTATACACGTAAAATGCATTTTTATGAGAGAACGCAGTAATGGGCAACTCCAATCCATCAAATAAGGCGAAGACACCATCTACAATATTGCCTTCAAATACTGCTTCTAAATGTCTTGGTTGCACGACCAACATCTTCATCATTTGAGGATAATCAATGGTTGGGAAATGGTGGTTATTCAAGTAATCAATCACATTGATTTTGCTTTTCTCTCTTCTGACAAATTTGCGAAGTTCTTCCACTTCTTTTTCCAAGTGCTGGTTTCTCATCATCAAGTGTTTTACGATTTCGAACATTAAACGCGGACTCGGAATGGGGTCATCCGTCAATTCAATATTTTCTTTAAGTTCTTCTTTTTTTTTATCAACAAACTCGCAACAAACTATGTGTTCATCGTGTTGTTTTTTAAATTTGAAGCCTGTTTCGCAAAATTCGCAATTATACTTCATTATATTAGGGGCTGTTTATTAATTTAAGTGTTTTGAATAATTTAAGTACTTTGAATAATTTTCTTTTCAATTTTATAAGGGAACTCGTCGTTCCCTTATGAACCCATACTAAGAAAGAAATATAGGTCATAGGTTTCCCTACTTATTATATAATTATGCCATCTCTCATATTTAGTAAATCACCGGAGGGGACTGTTCTCAAAGTTGTACCTATAAAAACGTCGATTGTCTCTTCTTCAACTGGGTTGTCTTATAATATGATTGACCGATTGGCGAATTCCACCAAGTGTGGCCGTTGTCGAGGTGCAAAATAATTTTTATAGTAAGTATATATTAATCATGTTTGAGAACTTTTCAAGATTCTTTGCCAACAAGAAAAACCTGCATATTTTCATTGCTGCTTTAGTTATACTCACCGGAATTTTCTTATTGAAGAGAGCCGGTTTGTATGAAGGAGTCCAGAACCAAGGTGATAGCGCAGGTGCCGTAGAACCCCCTAAAAAAAATCCAAGCTCAATAACTGCAACACCAATTAGTTAAATGGAGGTCATAACTTTTGTATCTTAATAATATAAATGAGTAGTTATTATTACGATGTTTTGGAACCCAGTGTGCAACAACAGGGAAGCCATATGATCATGAAAGGCGTGAGCAAAACCTTGAAAGAGAAGATTGTCAATATTGATACCAAATACCGACCCAGTTACGATTATACTTCGTATGCTTCTACAAATATGGTTTTTGGAGAGAAATTGTCCGAGGTCCGTTCAGTCGAGGTCGTCTCTATTGATCTTCCTATCACTTTCTACAATATATTTGCAAACAATGATTGTTTACAAAACGGCAACAACTATTTGCGAATCAAGAACGGCGGTTCAAGCAAAATTCTCACACTCACACCCAATTATTACTCATCAAATAATTCATTGGTAACAGAGATAAACGCCCAACTCCAAAATTTGAGTTTGGCCACCGATATCTCTTATAGTGTAGTGAATAACAAATCTCTCTTCAAGTCCAAGGTAAGCACATATTCTCTCGCAACCAATGTAGATATGTGTGGAAACACATATGAATTAAATAATCAAAACAATCTTGGATGGACTCTGGGGTTTAGAGACACCTCTTACAATTTGACAACTTCTGGTTTAACCTCCGAATGCATTTTGAACTTGAAGAGCCCGCGCCATGTGTTTTTAGCATTAAACGAGTTCTCTCAAGGCAACTCCAATTCTTTTGTGTCGCCCTTAGAGAAAACGAATCAGAGCAAGAATATCATCGCCAAAATAAGCATTCCTTCCACTGTTAATTTTGGAGATACTCTATGTGCCAATAAAGCAAATGGATTACTGGTTTCCGAGGTGAGAAAGTATTTAGAAAAGGTCAATATACAGAGAATGAACTTGCAATTACTTGATGATGCGGGTAATGTAATCAATCTGAATGGTGCGGATTTCTCTGTGTGTCTTCGCGTGGTGCATGAATAAAGTAGGGAACCTACGGTTCCCCTACGACCCCTCCCTTACATTTGAAGATTCTTTTTTTTATATTTTTCTAACAAGCAAATCCCTCCGATATATATAATATGGTCGGCGCAAGTATATTACCAGCTTGCTTTTACAAAGGCGAGCTTTATTTTTTATTCGGTAAAGAGAACAGTCTGGCCGACACACCAGGCTGGTCTGATTTCGGTGGAGGTGTTGACAAGGGCGAAACCATTTATGGAACAGCCTTGAGAGAAGGGGGTGAGGAACTTACCGGGTTTTTGGGCGACGGAAAGCAAATTGGTTCTCTAATTAAGAAGTCCGGCGGTGTCTACAAGATGCAATATGAAACATATCATATTCACTTATTCAACTTGGAATACAATGCGGACTTGGTCAAACATTACAACGACAATCACCGATTCTTGTGGCAACGAATGAACAAGAAGTTTCTGACAAACACCAAACTGTTTGAAAAAATAGAGATCAAATGGTTCTCGTTGAGAGAAATGAAAAAACGTAGAGAAGAGTTCCGAAACTTTTACAGAAACGTAGTGGATCTCATTTTGAAAGAGGAACAAAATATTCGTCGATTCTTATCCAAAAAATGTTCTACACGGGGTCGTACTCGCTCTCTAAGAAAAACAAAAAAGAAAACCTCATGGTTCTAGATTTATTTGATAATATTATTTAGTAGCCATTTGGATTGGGATTATATAGCCGTCAGGCGCTTACTCCTTAATTTATATGCATATACAATATACATATAAATAATGTCATGGAAAAAATATGGAGGAACCAATAAACTAGATAAACTCAATAATATTAGTGTAAATACCATTGTTACTGACAAATTTACTTTAAAGAACTTTTATGTTGGTGACTGGGATATTTGCGGTGGACTCAGTGTTAAAGATGACTCTACTATGTTAGGCAATTTGACAGTTGATGGGGATATTCATGGTTTTGGTAATATCACAATTGACGGTGCATTGAACGTGTTCAATACAAATATTATTGGTAATGTTTTTGTTGCAGAGAATGCATTTGTTAGAGAAAACATATACATGGATTTTTCAGGTGGGACCTTATTGCATGGTGAAAACCGACGATTTGGATTTAATACAACAACTCCTCAAGCCACCATCGATATTTCTGGAGATTTAGTCCGGACCATCGATATCCACACAACCACTGCAACTAATAAAAATGTGGTCGCCAGAAATGTTTTTAACCAAGGAATGACAGTGAATGTGGAGCCAACCCGATCTTACATCGACTTTTACGTGGATAATTCCATGAATCTGGCAACAGAGAACTTCAACGGTCGGCTAGTTTATGAACAAGGCGGAAATTTCACCATTGATGTTTCGAACATTGTCAAATTCAAACCCCGTGTTGTTTTCTCTCAAGATTTGAACAAAAATTTGGTTGCAGACGAACGTTTGATTATTTACGGAAATCCTTTGGCCGACGTCCCCTATATTCCAACCATATATGGCGACAACACATTTAAAACGGGTACCGCTGCGTACTTGGTCGCCGGCGACAATTCATCCAATGCCTTTTTCCGTCTCGGCACAGAGAAGGGAACTGGAATGACTTTGGGCGGTGGCTATTTCCCAAACGATAAAATCATGGGTGTAGTTGCGCTAATCGATAGTTCAAATGTGAAATACCCCGCAATGAACGTCATTTCCGGCAATTTGATAAGTAATTTAAAAACATCGATTGCCGTCAATAAATACAACGTTAGTACATTGGATGGCGCAAACCGATTTGCAATGGACATCAATGGGCCTGTTCGGATGGCGCACCAAGAACTAATTGTCGCCGCCGATATTTCATTCCAAGTATATAAATCCGCATTTTTCGGAAATACTGGGTACGCTTTCGGAAGTCCCGTGTCCGCTACTCCATACGCCCAATACTTTTTGAAAACGTTGGATGGCGGATAC